AACGCTTGATAAAGAGCAAGAATCTTTTGCTTCTAATTTAGGATTCACTCACAAATTTGTAGTGGATTCTGCAACAGGATTAAAGCTCGGCCTCATTCCTTCCTATAAAACATACAATTTGCTTATTCCTCTTTCTGTAAATGAACAAAGAATATACGATAGAATTGATATGGAATACAAAGACTACATGAGGATGTTTTCTCAAGTGAGGGAAAAGGGAACAGGGTATTTTATAAGTTGTTGTTTGAGTGATAATGAGTATTCAAGAGAAGCCGCAAAAGTATTGAATCAAGATGTAGGTAAAATCATATATTGTGCAAAAATGTGGTGGAAACAAGTAAATGCTCGTAAAAATCTTTTGTACAAAGCTGCTTCAAAGAAAATTGTATTAGAGAAGCTGCTTCAACTAACAAAGGAAAAACAAAGCATCACTTATGTTTACACTAAACAAGAAGCTGTAGATATTGCTAAAAAAGATGTAAAATATAGAAAAGCTTATGTTGGTACTACTTCTACTTCTGTAATACAAGAATTTGATAGAAGAGAAATCTCAGCATTAATTTCGTGCAATAAGTTAGTAGTCGGCCAAGTAACTGATAATGTGGAGTTTATCTTTCGATTGGTATTTAATACAAAAGAAAGAATCTATGAACAATCTAAAGGAAGAAGTTTAAGATTTGATAAACAAAATCCTGATAAGCAAGCTGTAATTGTAAATCTTATTTCTGAAGGTACACAAGATGTTGAATGGGTATCACGTCAGGTTAAAAATGAACGCTTTTTGGAGTGGATAACTGATATTAAAGAAATTGAAGAATTATACAACTAATTATGAAAAAACAAATCAATTGGTTAAATTTATCAAACGGAATTGAAGCTATTACAGAAGTGGAAACTCCTTTTTCATTTATAAGAATTCAATCCACCACTCTTGAACGTAAAGATTACATCAAATTGTTTCTTGATTTAGATCACAATTTTCTTCTTCATTTAGCTTTAGGATATAGTTGCATTGTACATGATAGGGGAACAAATAGAAAAAACTCTAAAGTGATTTCAAAAGGAATTCCTATTATTGAATATGTTTTAAATAGATATTGGTATGGAATAGAAAATCCTTGTTGGTTTAAACAAAGAAATGGATTTAGTTCTTTTGATGAAACAAAATATGTTTCTTCTATATACGAGAACTTGTTTGTGTATGATAGTAACACAGAAAAACAAAAAGTAAAAACAAAGCTTAAATATTACAAAAAATTTCTCAATAGCGATAAAGTGTATTTACAGGGAGAAAGTGTTTCTACAAAAAATGATGGAAACTATCCTTATTTTTTTGAATTGTTAAAAACTAATTACAATGCAGATACAACACGCTAATATGTCAGAAACATTTTTAGATTGGAGATATATGTTTAGCTCAAATCATTTCAATCCAACATTTAGAACAAATTTTCCTAAAGAAGAATTAGAGCTATATCAACAAGCTATTGTGTTTGAAGACAATTTATGGATTGAAACAGAAGCTTTTTATGGAAACAATATTCCACTTCCTTCTCACCACTCATTTCATAGTTATCCAAACAAGGATTGTTCAAGATTTTGGAAAATTTTTGATTTACTGAAAAAGAGAAAAGAAGAAGGAAATAGATATTGGATGTGGTTAGATGAATTTGAAATTTATCCTGTATATTCTTATCAATGGGAACAACAACAAAACCAAAAGAAAATGAAAACAGAAAAAATAACAACTCTTACATTAGAAATTGCAAAGCAAATGTTTGTTTCAAATGTTGAAAGTTTGAAGCAATTTGCACTTCATCACTATACAGAAGAAGAATTAACAAAGAAAGAATTTCCTAAGAGTTGGAATGATGTGAAAAATACTTGTAGATTTGGTTTATCCGTTGTAGTTTTCCAAACAATAACGGAAGCAGAAAAATTTGCAATGTTAACTAAATTAATAACTCTAAGAGATGAATGGTGGAAAATTGATGGAAATTGGAAACCTGATTGGAACGTTTATAACATTAAATTTGCTATTTGTACTCTAACAAATAAAATAGATACCGCTAACGTAATATCTGAAAATAAAATATTCGTATTTCGTACAAAGGGAATTAGAAATGAATTTTTGGAAACATTTCGTGAATCATTGGAAATTTGTAAATCTCTTATTTAAAATCAAAACGAATGCAAGATGAAAACATAAGTGTAACGAAACAAAAAGAGTATGAATCTTAAAAATATAGTAAAATACTTGACTTTATAGTAATTTATTCGTATATTTGAACCATGAAAAAAATCAAGCTTTCTCAATACGCTAAAGAAAACGCTGTTACATATAGAACAGCATGGAATTGGGTGAAAAAAGGAATTGTAAAATTTGAACAATTACCATCTGGCACTATATTGATATTGATAGAAGAATGAACTAATTTTAAATAGTGTATGTTATCCCTAAGTAAAACAAACATGCACTACAATGACAAAGATATTAACTTCTTTAGATAAAGAGAAAATTCTAACCCTTTATAATGAAAACATTCTTAATAAAGATATTGCTAATTTGATAGGCGTATCTAAAGCAACTATTGGTAATTTTCTTAAAACTAAAAACTTATATAGTAAATATTCCACCCCAAGAAAGTATTCTTTAAATGAGAGTTTCTTTGATGAGATTGATACAGAAGAAAAAGCTTATTTTTTAGGGTTTTTATATGCTGATGGTTATAATTTAGAAAAGAAAGGTAGAATATCAATGAATTTAAAAGAGAATGATAAAGAAATCTTGGAAAAATTTAGTAGGATTATTGAATCTGACCGACCCCTTACGTTTATAGATGTTGTCTCTTATAAAAAAAGAGTATTAAATAGTTCTAACCAATATAAAATCACTATTAATAGTAAACACATGAGCTTAATGCTCAAAGCATTAGGTTGTATGCAAACAAAATCATTAATTCTTAAATTTCCAACAGAAGAGCAAGTTCCTTCTTATTTACTAAGACATTTTTTGAGAGGTTATAGTGATGGAGATGGTTGGATTGGGGATCAGAGTCTTTGTATAGTTGGGACAGAGGATTTTTGTAATTCATTAGGGGAAAAAGTTAAAAAAGATTTAAACATAAATTTTTATATAAGAAAAAGGGAAAAAGAAAAAAATACTACTACAAGAATGTTCTATATTAGCGGTAGAAGACAACTTATGATTTTTTTAAACTATATTTACAATGATTCTACAATTTATCTACAAAGAAAATACGATATTTGGGAAAAAAATAAATTGTGGAAAAGAAAATGTTCAGTAACTTCTTAAAATATCCCCTAATTTAGGTCTGTGGAGGATACGTGGTTACACATCCTGTGAAGCAGAAATTAGAAAATCAAAAGTTAAACTTTTTAAATTACTAAAATATTGAATCTTCTGGAGACTTTTAAATTATTAAGAAAGATTAGTGAAGTGTGTGGGTATCCTGTGATGGTGGAAGATTTGTTTTTTCTTTTAAGTATTCATGAACGTCAAAACTCCGCTTTAGATGTAGAATTACAGCATGAAATCAAATACTACTATTTACAATTCCAATTCTATGATGCTTCTTCCGATGATCCTACATTAATATCGTGGGTGAAACGAGCAGAATATTTGATGGGATTAGGATTGTTGGAATGTCAATACGGGGAATGGAAAAAAGTAAAAAATGGATACCTTACAATAGACATTCTGAAGCTCAACGTAACAGAAAAATTTACTCATGATATCCTTATTGATAGTAGTAAGAAAAGTGTACTTTTTGAATATTTGATAGAACAATTTGGTGAATTCAACTACGTAAACGGAGAAAAATTTCCAAATCGTTTACCTTCACGTGAGTTTTGGAAAATGAATTTACGCTCGGAGCAGGATTTACAGGATTTGTTTTGGAAAGTGTGTGCTAATGGTAGTAAATCAGGAGTAGCTGAAGTGTTTGATACGATTGCGAAGTATTTTGAGAAGATGAACGATTCGAGAAGTTTAACTCGCTTTCTAACAGAATATAGTACAATAAAGAAGATAGTAAACACCAGAAACTGATGACAAGCAAAGAAATATATGAATTTCTTCATAAACGTTGGGAAGAACCTACAGGAATTCCTCTTCTCTTAAACGCGCCTTCCTTGAAAGAAGCTCTTCCTGAGTTTCAAGATACAGATCGGATACTTATAACTGGGAGTACAGGCGGAAGCAAGACTACTATGGTGTTTAGAATTGTAATTGATATGATTTCTTACTGCTTAAAAAATCCATCTAAATCTGATGTTTTAGTTCTATACGACTGCATCGAGCTTCCAGTAATCGAAATGTACATCAAGTTCTTACAATTTGTATTCTATAAGAAATTGAATAAAGAATATACAAGAGCAAGAATATTGAACAGAAATCAGAATGGATTTGATGAAGAGCTTGAGCATGATTTTAAACTAATACAACCATCAATAGATGCTTTTAATAGTAAAATTAGATTTGTGAGACATTTCACACCTTCTGAATTTGGAAACTATTGTACAGCAATATTGGACGATTTACATGAAATTAAGTATGAAGGAGGAAAGAAAATTGTGGGAAAACGAAAAAATCCCAAACTGAAGGTTGTCATTGTAGTAGATACAACAGATAGTTTTTCTGCTGATTCAATGTTAAAACTAAATAAGCAAGAGTCTGTTAAGTATTGGAATAAACACTATACTAATAAGTTACTTGGAAATACTTATGGGTGTATAATGTTAAATGTACAACAACAGGATGTTTCTTCTCAATCTGCTGTGTTTTACAAAGGTGAACGTGTAGATGCGAAATTTACTCCTTCCAGTGAAAATCTTTCAGTAGATAAGGAATCTCCACGGGATCATTCGCTTGTTTTGGGGGTAATGAATCCCTTTAGGTTCCATATCAAAGAAATTGAAGGAATGAAAATTAGTATATTCAAATCAAGTTTAAATCTTCTGTACGTTTTAAAATCTAATTTTTCTACTACAGGGATTATGATTCCAATATATACTAATTACAATACTTTAACGTTTGAGGAGGTTCCGAATGCTCTAACACATCCAACTTTGTACAAATCATTTTTAAAACAAAAAGGGTTATTAGAAGAAGGTGTAAGTTTAGTGAGTCCTGCAAAACTTCAGTTTCAACAATTATTTAACAAAGAAAATGGAACAATTGAGCTTGAATGATGTGCTATACAATAGCATGTATGAAGACAGAGATCACAATATAGAAACTGGTGTGTATCCTTCAGTAGCAGCAGATATAGCAGAGAAATTTGTAAGAGAAATAGCACAAGAATTTGCCATGTATTGTATGGATGAATTAGGATATGATCAAAGTACAATAATTGATGAACAATTTAAAGCATTTCTAAAACACAAATATGGGAAAGCTTAGAGATGAAATGGAGAAGATGTTTAGAAACAATTCTCATAATGGAGGAGTATATCCTCATGTAGCAGCAAGTGTTGTAGAAGAACAAGTAGAGAAGTATTCTATTGAATTCTTGAAATGGTATTTATTAGAAGTGGAACAAACAGAAACTTCTTACACAGCTTATCAAAGATTTCAACAATTTCTAAAAGAAAAATACAAATGAGTGAATGGTGGAAAACTGAATTAGATGTTTCTATTTTATTAGGGAAAACTCTAATTAAGATAGAACAGATTGAGAAGGAAGAATTACGATTCTACACTTCCGATGGAGAAATATATAAGATGTATCATCAACAGGATTGCTGTGAAAGTGTTGAAATAGATGATGTAGTAGGAGATTTAGAAGATTTACTTAACACACCCATTCTTCTTGCAGAAATGGTAAGTAGTGATGAGGAAGGAGATGTTGTTTCCAAAAACCCTTCTACTTATGATACAGAAACAGATGAAGGAGAATACGGGGATTACAGCTATACGTGGACATTCTACAAATTTGCAACCATCAAAGGATATGTTGATATAAAGTGGTATGGAAGTTCAAATGGGTATTATAGCGAACGTGTGAATTTTGTAAATGAATTAGAAACCGAAGAAGAATACTAATGAATGAAGAATTAAAATCTTTAAATGAACAATTGTGGAGAGTAAAACATATTCTCACAACAATGAGTGTTCAAACACTTTCTCCTTTAAGTTTAGGAGTTAAATTAGGAGAAGCTAATTTGTTAATGCAACAACAATTAACAAAGCTTTCTGAATTGATTGCACAAACACAGAATACAGAAACACTAATCAAATGACAAAAATAGAAAAAATACTTTTATTAGTTCCTATATTAGGACTATTCTTAAAATATCAAAATCCTTCTTATTATGTCACTTCTAAGAAATGGGATGTGTATCAACTGTTGGTTACATTTTTGTTTCTATTATGGTGCTTTGTAAAATTCATTGAATATAACATCACATTTTAAATTTCAATTAAATGAAAAAAACACAAAAACTCAAAACTCTTGTATTAGCAGAGCTTGATGGATTAAAACAGTTTATTCCAATAGAAGTAAGAAAAGCTAAATTAGTGTGGGAAAAATATGATCCAAGTGAAGAAGAATTTTGTATTTATGGTCTTCTTGCTTCTAATTCTTTTGGACAAATAGCAACTTGGTATAAAAACGTTGTTACGACTCCTTATAGTTATGTAGTAGATGAATATGTAAGATGTAGAGCAAAAAAGTTTAACTACAGCAATCTTAGTGTAGGAGAACAAATAGAATTAAATATTTGTAGTTTTTCCCCACTGGAGTTTTATGTTTATAATTTAGAAAAAGAGAATAAAACACATGCTCAAGTCTTTGCTTATTTGCTTGAAGAAACAAACAAAATTTCTTTGTAATTGATTGAAAATAAGCGTATAAAAGCAAAAAATATGTGCTTTTAAGCTTGCAAACAGGGGTAGAATTTTGTATATTTGTAAGAGAAAATTTAAAACAAAACAATATGGCACAAGAGATTTTAATTATTGGTGAATCAGGACAAGGAAAATCTACAAGTTTGAGAAACTTAAATCCTAAAGAGACGTTCATTATCAACGTTGCAAAAAAACCACTTCCATTTAAAGGGTGGAAAGCAAATTATACACAGTTTTCAAAAGACAATCCTAATGGAAATGTTGCATCAACAGATAGTATGCCAATGGTTATTAAAACTATTGAACATATTAAAGCAAATCTTCCACACATTAAAACAATAGTGATTGATGATGCTAACTATCTTATGCAAAATGAATACATTCGCAGAGGAAACGAATCAGGATTTGCTAAGTTTACAGATATTGGGGTTGGGTTTGCTAAAGTGTTTCAAGCACTTAAAACATTAGGTGATGATATTTACGTAGTAATGATGATGCACCCAGAAGTAGATGTGGATACTTTTGGAAATAAAGTGTATCGTGCAAAATCAATTGGAAAATTAGTGACAAACTATTTAACAATTGAAGGAATGTTTAGCATTGTTCTATACACTAAAGTGATAAAAAATGATAAAGGAGTTCTTACATATCATTTTTCTACACAATCAGATGGAACAAACACTGCAAAATCCCCGATGTCCATGTTAGATCCATTAGAACCTAACGATTTAAAATTGATTTTTGAAAAAATTGAACAATACAACAACTAATTAAACAACAACACAATGAAATTCGATCTTTTTAAAGCACAAATCATTCCAAAATCTAATGTTCGTGATGCTTCAAAGTTATCATTAGAATCATTAGTAACAGTAAAACAAAAACCAATTCTTCCTTCTTATGATTTGGTGTATCAACCAAAAACATCAAATTGGAAGATTAATGAGAAATTCATTATTGGACAAGGAGAAACAATTGGATGGACAGCAGCTATTCAAGAAGGATATGTATTTCTTCTTCGTACAGATGATTCACAAATTGCTGAACTATCTCCACGTTTTCTTAAAGGAGAAGGTTGTGGAGAAGTGTTTAAAAGTGAATATCTTACATACATTGTAGGACAATCAGGAATTGATTTGGAAACAACAACAGGATTCTATTTAGAAGAGGTGGAAGGAAATGTTGAGGGAGTTGTTTCTTATGTTCTTACAACAGAACCTTTTGAAAAAGAAATTGTAATGCTTCCAGAAACAAAAGCAGAAGAAACACTTCCTGAAATTGATGAAACAGTACTTTCTCAAATATTTGTTAGTGCTACACAAACAAATCATTTAGTAGAAGAAGAGATTTTTTAAGATTTACCCTCCCCATAAATCAAAAGGAAGTATCAGAAATGGTGCTTCCTCTTTTTAACTAAAATTTTAACAAAAACAACACAACAACATGGAATTTGTATTTGAAACAGGAGTAGAATCAGAAAAATCAATTGGTAGTGGTTCTAAGAAATTAGCTCTTCCAACAGATCCTTCTAAAGGTGTAATTGGTGTATTAGAATCATGGAAGTTTGAAGAAGCATCAGGGAATAGTAGT